ACGCCCGACCATGTCATTGATCGCATCCGGCCCGCCCCTGGTCGTGACCACACCGTCCGAAGACCCCAGCCCGCTGGGCACGCTCAACGCCGGCCCTTTCTGGCCTGTGATCGATCTGGCCAAGCTGCGTGACACCGTGTCGCTCGACGGCGCGGTAACGGCCGCCCGGCTCACGCACGCTGCGACCTCTGCGCTGTCCAGCGTAGTGCAGGACCTGGCCACCTGGTGGGCCACGCAGGCGGCCGCCGGCCATGCGACGCTGGCAGATGTGCCGGCGCTGGCCATCAATGGCCATAGCGTGAAGGTCGGCCAGTTCGAGACTGCGGTCTACGCGCTGACACGAGCGTCGCTGTTGGAACGCTATGCGGGCATCGAGGCCACCGGCCGGGCCAACGACGGCGCCGAGATCCGCGCGGCCCAGGCGAACGAGTTGCGCCGGGATGCCTTCTGGGCGGTGCGCGACATCCAGGGCACCGCTCGCATGACCTCGGAGCTGATCTAGCCATGCCGGTCACGGTCATCACCCGCCAGAACGACACCGTCGACATCCTGTGCCGCCGGCATCTGGGCGTGACGGCCGAGGTGACGGAAGCGACCTATGAATTGAACCCCGGCCTTGCCGCACTCGGCCCGTTCCTGCCGCTGGGAACGCGCGTGGTGCTGCCGGACCCACCAACCGCCACCCCGAAGGCAAAAACCGTGTCCCTGTGGGACTGAAAACACCATGTCCAAAGAACTCGACCTGATCGAACGCTTAGACGCCCTGGTCCCGAGCCTGGGCAGCAAGATCGCCACCGGCGTGACCGTGGCCGGTGGCGCGACGGCCAGCGGCGGCCAATGGCTGCTCTCCAGCGACCACGTTGCCTGGTTGGGCATCGCCGTGGCCGTGGCCGGCTTTATCGTCAACTGGATCTACAAAGCCCGCGAACTGCACATCACCCGCACCGTGCGGATGGCCCAGGCAGCGCGAGACGCCGAAGCCCACGACGCCGAACAGCGCCGCAAGAACGAAGAGCACCGCGCAAAGATGGCGCAGATCACAGGAGGCTGCCTTGTCCGGTAAGGTGCGCGTGGCCATTGCGGGCCTGTCCCTGAGCGCCTCTGCATTTGTCGGCATGGCAGTGCGCGAGGGCTACACCGGTAACGCCATCATTCCGACCCGTGGCGACGTGCCGACCTATGGCTTCGGCAGCACCGTGCGCGACGACGGCAGCCGCGTGCAGATGGGCGATCAAACCACGCCTGTCAAAGCGCTGCGCACCGCGCTGATTCACGTCCAGCGGGACGAACCGAAGATCCGCGCGTGCATCGGCCCCGAGGTCAAGCTCCACCAGGCCGAATACGACATCTACGTCGACCTCGCCTACAACATCGGGACGTTCAACTTCTGCACGGGCGGCAAGGCAGGCAACACGTCGACCATCGTGCTGCGCCTGCGGGCCGAAGACTACATCGGTGCGTGCAATGCCATCCCGGCATGGAAGTTCGCCGGGGGATATGACTGCTCCACGCCGGGCAACAAGATTTGCGGCGGCGTGTGGACGGATCGCCTGCGGCAGCAGGCCGAGTGTCTGAAGGCCGCGTCATGAAAGCCGCTCATTGGCTGATCGCGGCAGCCGTCCTCGCCGTCCTCACTGCCCTGGGCTGGGGCGTGCATCGCGTCGACGCTGCCGGATATGCCCGGGGCCAGGCCGAAACGCGGGTCCTCTGGAACGCCGCGCAGGATCAGGTCGACCAGGCCACCGCCAAGGCGCTTGCCGACGCGGTGGTAGCCCGAGACAAGGCCCAACGACAGGCCACCGATCTGCGCCTGGAGCTCGAAGACATCAACACCCGCCATCAGGAGGAAAAGACCCGTGAGAAAAAGGCTCAAGACGCTTTCATTGCTGACGTTCGCGCTGGCCATGTCCGCCTGTCAGTCCCCACCCGCCCAGCCGCTGGCAGTAGCGCCGGTGCCTGCCAGCCTGATCTGCCCGCCGCCGCTGGAAGTGCCAGCGCTGGGGCTGAAGAAGCGCGAACCGAACTTGACCCGGCGACTGGTGCAAACCTTGTCGCCATCACCGACAGCGGCGACGACGCCGTCCGCGACCTCAACGTCTGTATCGACAGCTACAACGCCGTCCGTCGCGCCCTGACCCAGGCCCGCCAGGACTGGGAAAACCTACGACAGGAAGCCCCATGATTTTTCTCTTCATCCTCTTGTGCGCGCTCAACCTCGCCGACATCTACACCACGCATCGCATCCTCGGTCGTGGGGGATCTGAGCTCAACCCGCTCATGGCCAAGCTGTTCGCCCGGGTCGGTGTTCTGCCCGGCCTGCTGCTGGTCAAGGTTCCGCTGGTGACCGTCCTCGGCCTGCTGATGTTCCTCGGCGGTCTGCAGGGCCAGTACTGGGTGCTCCTGCTCGCTGTGGCATGCGCCGTCTACGTGTACGTGGTGTGGAACAACGTGCGCGAGATGCGCAAACAGCGCTGATCGGTCCCTCGTGAAGAAGCTCCACGCCCTGCGGGCATTCCTGGCCCAGGCCATGCCCGAGTACACCACCGATCCGCAGCGGCTCAAGGTGTTCGCCGACCAGGGCACGCTGGTGGCCAAGGGCACGTCGTCGCTTGCCTTCGCGTATCGGTACACCGGCACCCTGGTGCTGCTGGACTTCACCGGCGACGTGGACAAGGTGGCCGTGCCCGTGCTGGCCTGGCTGAGCACGCATCAGCCCGACATCGCGCTCAACAAGGAACAGCGGGAACGCGCTGTTCGCTTTGAAGCTGAATTCATCGACGCGAACACAATCGACCTCGTGATCAAGGTCGATCTGGTCGAGAACGTCGCCGTGCATGAGGATGTGGTCGACGGCAAGCGGCGCCTGCGCACGGAGCACCTGGGTGAAGTGACGCCGGCGGCGCCCGGCTCCGGCACCACGTGGGTCGTGGCGGGGCCGTACTGATGGCCGACGCCCTCGACGATCTGGCGGGCTGGGCCTCGCCGCTGCTCGAGAACCTGGGCCCGGCAGCGCGCAAGGCCGCTATGGCGGAAATCGCCCAGGCGTTGCAGCGCAGCCAGAACCACCGCATTGCCGATCAGCGCAACCCGGACGGCAGCCCCTTCGATCCTCGCAAGCCGCGCACCCGGGACAAGGCCGGCCGCATCAAGCGGATGTTCGAAGGGCTGCGCAAGGCGCGCTACCTCAAGCGCTCGGCCACGACCAGCACCGCGACCGTGTCGATTGCCCCCTATGTCAGCCGCACGGCCCGGGTCCACCAGTTGGGCCTGCGCGACCGCGTCGATTTCCGCAACCCCAAGAGCCCTGAGGTTCGGTATGCCCGGCGCGAGCTGCTGGGCGTCACCGATGCGGACCACGATCTGATCGCCGACATCATCCTCAAGCACGCCACCGGCGGCGCATAACGGCCACACCGGCGGGGGGCTTTCCGTACCCGGCACCGGCACACGCGGCAAAGCTCGCGCACGCGCGGAGCCCTCGGCACATTGGGGGCATGAGTCAAGACCAAGCCCTCTTCAACGCCGAAGTGCAGCGCCTGCTGAACAACGTGGTGCGCGAGGGCGTCATCAGCCATGTGAACTACGGTCGTGGGCCAGGGGCCTGGGTGCGCGTGCAGTTCTCCGAAGAACGGTACAGCGACTGGCTGCGCTACGCAGAACACCGCGCGGGCAGCACCCGCACCTGGAATCCGCCCACCATCGGCGAGACGGTGATCGTGCTGGCCATCGGCGGCGACCCCAAGAACGCGCGTGTGATCGGCAGTTTCAACACCGACTCCAACCCGGCCCCCACGCTAGACCCCAACAAGACCACCATCGTCTACCCGGACGGTGCCGTGGCCGAGTACGACCACCAGGCGCACGCCCTGGACATCACCCTGCCCGCAGGCGGTACGGCTGCGATCACCGCCCCGGCCAGCGTCGTCATCAAGACCGAGGTAGCAACAATTGACAGCCCGCAGACCACGCTGACCGGGCACTGCACGGTGCAGGGGACGCTCACCTACCAGGGCGGCATGAAGGGC